GGTTGCCGCGCAGGACTCCGACCGAATATCAATTAGCCGAAGTAAAATCCCAGCTTGCAGATCGCGACCGGGAAATTGAACGCCTCCGGAAAGTCCTTGCCGATGTTATGGGGCCATGTTGTTGCCGAGGCCCGCAAGACGGTGCTCCGGCCTGCCCGTGTCAGATGATGATATGGAATGGGAAAAAGCCTGTGGCGGGGAGTGAGGACAAGCCCGAACCGTTTAATCCGCTGGCGCATGAGCAGACCCGATAATGATTATTCACCGAATGTCTAGCGATGAATGGCACAAACGCAATTCGGCCCAGGTTGAAAAGTGGCGAAAGGCTTGGGCCAAACGTCGGGAACAACTACGTCCGCAATGGGAACGTGAGTGTCAATGGCACCGGCACTTCGTATGGTTTCCAGTCGATGTCGGATACGACAAATCGGCATGGCTGATGTTTGTTGAGCGACGGATAAAGTATCGGAGCGAAATGCCAGAGATACGCGCATCATGGTCTCTGCGCGAGTTTGAGTATCGGCTTATTCAGCTTCGTGATTGACTTAGTAGACAATACGGTCTAGGCTGCGCCCGATTCTGGCAGGAATCAGTGCGTCTCCCGACGGGCATACGGCGCAAGCTGGGGCGCCTCGCAAGGGCGGCCCCAGCATATCCCGCCAGTCATTCCCTCAGCGCCGCCTCTGCATCCATCAAAGCCGCCGCATGCCGTTTCGAGGCTTCCTCGTAGGCTTCGGGCCTATCTGCGCGGATCGACTGAATCTGCGCCGCCGTGTCTTTGGCGAGATTGAACAGGAACAGGATCAACTGGACATCGGCTTCGGGGATCATTTCGACTTCTCCACACGGGCGGCCAATTCAGCCACGGCCAGGTCAAGCGCCGCTTTCTGCACGGCGTCCAGGGATTGCGCGGGCGGCTCGCAGACCGGAACCGTGCGCTTGTAGATGTCGATGGCCTGCCCGAGCTGGGCTTTGCTGATGCGTCCGGCGCGTTCGGCGGCCGTCAGGGCTTGCAGCGACGACGCCTCGGCGTCACAGGCCACGGCGATGCGTTGATGCTCGCTGAGGCCCGCGCAGGCGACGAGCAGCATGGTCAGGATCATGGCGATAATTCGGCATAGGGTTCGCATGGCGGCTCCTTAAGAATGGCGAGCGAACTCGCCGTGATACTTGCGACGAGCCTCTGAAACGACGAGTTCCGCAAGCTCTAAATCGTCGTAACGGCCAAGATAATGCTGGCGTCCAAACTCATCTATTCTGGCCGTCCATTTTCCTCTAGCCAATAAACGCCTTTCACGCCACTAGTGTTGGCTTTGCTCAGCTTGGCGTTTTGCATGTTCTGGGTATGCGTTGATGGCCTCAGATTCCCTATCGCATTCCCAGCGAAAGCTCCAACGGCATGGTCTAAAAACACGTCAGGCCATTTGCCGTTGTGCATGGCATAAGCAACGCGATGCGAATAGTAGTATTCGCCGCCGATAAGGATGCGTCTATACCCATCCCGCTTAACTTCGCCGGCCTCTTTTCCTCGCTTCGCGCCGCGCCGACTAATCCTGTTGAATATCTTGCCAGTCTCATGATCGTAAACAAAAAGCTCATGAAGTATTTCAACAGGGAAGACTTTCATACTTGTCCTAGTGAACCACGCCGAAGGTAATCACTATAGCTCCAGCGACAAGCAATTTGAACCAAAAATCCGAGGATTTAGGCTCGCCGGCAATGAGAGCCAGAACGAGGAAAACAACGAATGGAATCAACAACAAAATGAGTTGTAGGGAAATGGTCATGTCGGATAGTCCTTGGGTTGCTCGGTAATCGGTTCGGACGGTGCCACGGCCGCCTTGACGGTTTCGACCGTTTGCTTGACGTCCGCCAGAACGTCGTTTTGCGCCGCCAGCGTACTCGCCTGTTCCTTACGCTCCGCTGTAGCAGCCACCTGGGCCACATGCACCTCCTTGACCGTGGCCGTCGTTTCTTTCTGCCGGCGCAGGCTCAGGTATTGCATGGCCAGCATGACCGCGACGGCCAGGCCAACGATCGGCTCAATCAAGCCCCTGGCGCGGCTGACGATTAGCAGCAGGTCATCGAACCAGCGATTGATCGCGTCGGCGTCGTGATTCGCCGGGCCGGTCGCGGCGTAAACAATGCCCGCCAACGAGCAGCCGACGAGCAGGATCAGGAAGGTGCGCAGCGTCATGGTGTTACTCCTCGTTGGCGGACAGGGTGCCGGTGCTGGCGACCCGAAAGGGTTTGACCGAGGCCGGCTGGGCAACTTTCCAGTGCGGGCGACGGGACGCGACCAGGCGATTCTTAGGCACACGCACGATGCTGACCTGATCGCCCTGATTGCCGCCGAGCACATGGAAGGCGACCTTGTCCTCAGCGACGTAGAAACCAACATGGCCGCCGCCCGGCCGCTGGAATACCAGCACGTCACCGAGGCCCGGTTCCGGGGAAGGGTCGCCGAATTTCGCCCAATTGCGCGCCCACAACGGCGAGCGCACCGGCTCCCAACCCGCCTTGAAACAGACGTAGGCGACGAACAGGCCGCACCACGGTACGGCGTCGGCGACGTAATCGTGCGTCAGGTCGAGCTCACGCGCCCAGGCCATGATCGCCGGCGCGTTCTGCGAGCCGGGCTGTTCCTTGATGCCGTAGAGTTTCAACGCCTCGACGATGGTGTGCGGCAACGCGATGTCGTTGAGCCACGCGTACGCTTCTGGCAAATCGGCCATGATCAGATCCTTAGTCTTCGGGAAAGGCGGACGGGACGTTCAACTTGTCCAGTCGGCGATGTACCGCACGCGTGGTCGCGCGGTTCTCGGATATCTTCTCGGTGAGCGTGGTCACGGCCGCGTCGAGCAAGATGCGCAGCTCGCCTTTCGTGTGGTGGTCACGTGCGAGCGTCAACTTGTGTTCGGTGAACTCTCCGCGCAATTTACCGATGTCGTCGCGGTTGTCCTTGATCCGCGTGTCCATGCCCTTCGCATAGGCGCCGACCATCGCCGCGAGCAAACCCGCGAACAGACTGAACCAGGCGGAATAATCGGGCGACGCGGTGATGCCCGATTGCGCCAACGCTGCCGCGCCGTACGCGAACGAGATCACGCCCACGGCAATGCAGGGCCAGCACAAGCGCGATTGATCGATCAGCTTCATAAGGGCGCGTCCTTTCATCAGCCGATGTCGATGCCATACACGTCGCCAGCGAGCGGCTCGGTGTGCACCAGGGTGTAGGTTTCCGTCTCGAACACCTCGAGCGACGTGCCCGCCGCCGAATACAAGTAGGCGCCATCGGGGCTGTACCGCAGGCCCCGGTTGTAGTTCGCGCTCGCGCCGCACGGCACGGTGAACAGCAGAACATTGTCGGAACTGCGGTAGATCCAGATCTCGCCGACGCTGTTGCTGAAATGGTTGACCGCGTAGTGCGCGCCGTTGTCGGGTTTGACCGCGACCGTCGAGCCGACGTCGGGCAGATTGAAGTCGTGCACGCGCAGGCCGGTCAGCACGTCGACGATCAGCAACACCGGGACGCCGCTCTTGACGCAGGGAATGTAGGCTTTCGTGCCGTCGTGCGTTTGCGCGATGCCGCGCGCCAGGCCGAAGTTGGTGATCGCGTACGTGGTGATCGTGTGCAGCGTCAGGTCGTAAACAACAAAGACGGCGGGGCCGCCGTACATGCCTGCATAGATGAACAGGCCGTCGGCCGACTTGACCATGTAGCCGAGCGCACCGCTGTCGGGCCACGATTGCGCGCTAATCAGCGACCCGTCTAAGACGAGCAGTCGCAAAATGTAGCCGCCGTTGACCGGCGCGCAGAAAAACTCCGTCTCGTCGTCGATCAGGATGCCCAGGCCCGGATCACTGCCGGCAAAGGAAGTGATCGCATTGGTGCCGAGGTCGACATAGCCGCAGCGCGTCGAGGTCACCTGGCCGAGGAACAGCTTGTCGCGCGCGCTGTTGAGCACCGGGTAGTTCGCCGGGGCACCCGTCGGGCCGCTTGCCACGTACTCGCCGGCGCCGTTGAGTTTGTAGAACTTCGCGCCCGCGCCATTGTTGGCGACGTAGATCGACGCCAGCTCGCGCCGGGGATATTGGCAGAGGTTGACGGTGGTCATGTGCTAAAGACCGGGGTCGGATACAGGAACATTTGGCCGTCGGAGTACACGACGCACCCGACGTGAAGGATGGCCGCTGCGGCCGTGGGCAGGGACGGCAAGCCGCCGGCCGACTTGACGAACCCCGGCCAAGTAATCGCCCAGCCGCCGGTGTCGGGGTCAATGTGGAACTCAAGCGTGAACTCCACAACGCTGCCGTCCGGCGGCAGGTTCGTAAGCACCACGTCGTCGATGTCCTCCGACAGGTACGGGTTACCGCCGGAGGAAACGAGCAGCCGATCACCCAGGCTGCAATCGAGCGTCAACACGTTGTCGACCACCGGCACCGAACGATACCGGCGCAGTGCACTGTAGGAAACCGGGAACCACTCCAGCCGGCGCGTGATCGCGTTGACGTGCAGGAAGTAGTCGCGAATGAACGGGGGCAGTTCCAGGTTGCCGCTGTCGATGTCGGTGTCGGACAGGTGAATCACCCGCTCGAGCAGATCGACCAGTTGCTGAATCTGCATCTCGGTCCGGTCGAACCGGTCCTCATGCATCTCCGGAAAGAACGCGCCCTGGTTCTTGAACCGCGTCAGCTGCGTGTAGGGCACCGTGCGCAGCAGCAGCAGCGTCTTGCCAGTGGGCGGGGCCGTGCCCAGCGTCACCGTCGACTGCGGCAACCCGAGCCCCGTCACGACATAGTCGCTGGGTTGCGACAACGTCTCGACATCGAACGACACCTGGTCGACGAGGTAGGCGAACAGGGTATTGGCCTCGAACACCTTGGGGCCGGGGAACACCGTCGCGGTGTCGTTGCCCGGATACAGGAGTCGGCGGTCGAACACGGAAATCGTCATGGCGGCAATTCTCCTACATCAGCGACGACGCCGGCGCGGACCGGTGGCGTACTCGTACAAGGATACGTCCTGGCCCGCGCGTTCGGCCGACACGGCGTCCAGGGTCTTGTTGATCTGTCCGGCGGGAATGCCGGTGGCCACGCCGGTCAGGTTCACCGCCTGCTGGCGCAGCGCCTTGTCGGCGTCGCCCTGGCGAATCTGCTCGACCAGCTTGTAGAGCAAGGTCAGCGAGCCGCCGATCGGGCCGCTCGAGTCGTAGCCGCGCAGGTTGCCCGACATTGAGCCCAGGCCCGGCAAGGTGCCGAACAGCGACGTCGCCGCGTCCTTGACCGACCACAGCGCGACATCGTCGAACCAGCCATCGTCGTCCTTGTCGTCGGGCAGGGCGCCACGCAACGCCGCGGCAATCAGGCCCTCGATGACGAACAGCGACGTCATGTTGCCGGACCACCGCAACGCCTGACTCAGGCTGCGGAAATTGGTCTGCCGGGTCAGCTCATAGGCGGCGTTGCCCTTCGCGAGCATGTAGCCGCCGAGCATGGTCGCGGCCTTGATGTACTCGTTCTGGCGCACGCCCTCGGACAAGGTGCCCCGTTGCAGCGGCGTCTTGTCCCAGAACTCGCCCGAACCCTGCGCGCGGGTCACGATGTCGTCGGCATAAGCGCGGGCCTTCACGACGTCGTTGTCGAACAGGGCCATGCCCTTCTGTTCCGCGCCCAACCAGGTCGCGACGTCGACCGTCATCTGCACCCGGCCCATCATGAAATAGCCCCAGCGGATCATCGCCGCATGCCCCGCCTTCCAGCGACCGGCCTGTGCGTCGTGAATCTGCTGGACCTGCTCGACCAGTTGCACCGCGCGCTGGGTCATGTACGGGCTCGCCGCGTGCACGTAGCGGGTCATCGCCAGCGGCCGGCGCAGGTACTGCGCGACGCCCGCAAAGGTGTTTTTCCAGCCCAGCACGACACCGGTCTGGGCAATGCCGGTGACCTGCAGCGCCGCCGACGAGACTTTATAGGTCAGCACCGACGCCGTGAAGTTCTGCCGGACCGCGCGCGCGAAGCGTTCGTGGAACACCCGTGGGGCAATCTCGCCGGCCGCCACGTCCTTCAGCCACAGCTCCAGCGCCCGGACATGCTCGCCCAGGCCCGTGTCGTCCGCCGCCGCGGAGAACGCCGAGCCCTGCAGGACGCCGTGCACGTAGTTGATCGGTTCCGACAGGTGAATGATCCGGATCGTGTCGCGGATATGCGTCTGCATCACGCCTAGGTCCAGGCGCACCGAGCGACCGCCGGAACCGACGCGCTCGATCAGGCTCCCAGCCTTGACCTTGGCCGCGCCCGTGCGCCCGGTCCGGATCGCGTTGTAATAGTCCTCGGCCTCGTCGCGCATCGACTTGACCGAATCGGAATACTTCAGCGGGTAGTACCAGCCCGGCAGCGTCAGGGTTTGCCCGTCGACCGTGGTGATGGTGAACGGTTCGCCGACCACCTTCTCCGGCGCCAGGCCGTTCTTGCGCTTCGCCACGTCCCGCGCCGCCGGCCAGTACGAATCGATGTGCGCCGCGATGTCCTGCACGAACGCCCAATCCCGCGCGTCCAACGTATTGAGCAGCAGCGCGACCTGCTCCGGAGACAGCCGGTTCTTGGCCTGCGTCAGTAGCGCCTCGCGGTTGCCGGCATTGCCCCAATTGAGCGCCAGCGACAAGCGCCGCTGCTTGCTCCACAGGCCGACGATGCCGTCGAACGCCTGCGCCTGGTCGAAGGCGCGAATCTCGTCCTTGGTGTAGTGCCGCCCGTAGATGTCCGCCAGCGCCTGCTGGGCCGCATTCATGGCCGGCGTGACGTGCTCGTTCATCGCCGTCCGGATGATGCCGACCGTGTGCGTCCAGACCGGACCACCGTCGACGAAACCGTCGAGCTCGCGCGCCAGGTCCGACGCCGTGCCCTGGATCGCCCGGCCTTGGCCCCAGATTTCCCGCAACTTCTCGCCGCGGGTCCGGTCGCCAGTATTGGCCGGCAGGGTCCGGTTGGCGCCCAGGATCGAGCCCGCTACCGCGGCATCGACCTCGGCCCGATCCTCGGCCAGTTCGCCCAGGCGCAGCTTGTTGGCCTCGCGCGCCTGATAGGCCAGCTGCTTCAAGGTATCGCTTACCCCGCGCAACTGGTCGACCGTGAGGGCATTCCAGCGGGTCCGGATATCCCCGGAGATCGCGGCCAGGACGTGGGCCGGCAGGGACAGCGTGCCGGCATCGACCTGCGCCTGCAGGGCCGTGGCCACCGCCGCCCGTCGCGTTGCCTCGAGGTTGGACAGGCGGGCAAAGGAATACTGGCCGAGGATGGCGTCGATCTGTTCGAGCCAGGTGCCGCCGGCCTTGCCGATCGCCGCGCGCGCTTTCGGCTTCGACAGCTTCAGCGCGTAGGCTTGCACCTTCGCGGCATCGGCCTTGGCCTCGAGCGCGGCCCGGTACAGCGCCGCATTCAACGCCTGCGCCCGTTTCGCCACGAATGCCTCGGCGTACTTGCCGCCAGCCAGTGCGACCGCTGCCGTGCGCGCCGCCTTGCGTTCGGCAATCAGATACTCGTTGGCCTTGATCGCCGACACGACCTGGTTACCGATCTGGAATGCCGCAACCGCCTGCAGGATACGGGCCTTGGGGGTGCCCTGATTCGCCTTCGCGGCCAACGCTTTGAGCTCGAAGTCCAGCACCGCCATACGCTGCCGGCCATGCACCGCCGCCATCGCTTCCTCGCCCAGCGAACCGTCGGTCATCGGATCCGGATGCCGCTCGCCGACCTGCTGCCGCGCCATCGCCTCCGCCAGCGCCGCCTTCGGTTTCGCCGAGGCCAGCGCCTGCACCAGCGCGTTGCCATTGGCAAAGCCGAGCTGCAGCGCCAGCACCTCGGCGTCGACGCCGCCGGTGACCCGGTACAGTCCGACCAATCGCTTCTGCACAAATGCCTTGCCGTAAATGGCAACCAGCGAATCGCGGTCGAGCTTGGCGTCCCCGACTGGCGAGGCCGAACCGTCCGGCAAGACGCCCCGACGCAGGATCGACAGCGCGCGGTACACGGGCATGGCATCGAGCTCGGCCAGGATGCCGACCTTGGCCGCCGCGACTTCCTCCCGCCAGAACGCCTGCGACTCGCGCTGCTGCGCCCGGAGCAGTTTCCCGAGCACGTCCGCCCGCGCCGCTTCCGTCGCCGCCGACAGCATGTCGCCGTAGGTCGCCATCTGCTCCGGACTCAGGCCCAGCGCCGCACCATCAAGCCCGGCGTAGCCTTGCCGCACCTGCGCCGCCTCGATCTCCTCGTCGGTGGCAATCAGCCGATCAAACACGCCGCGCACCTCGTCGGTCAGGTGCACGTTCAACTGCGACAGCTGCCGGTAGACCGAAGTCAGCCAGGCGCGGAAGCGCCCGAAGATCGAGGTCAGCTCCGGACTCGGCGCCTTGCCCTCGCGCAGGTACGCCTCGAAGCCGCGCGCGAATTGTTCGTGTTGCTCGGTCCCGATCTGACTGCGATCGGCGACACCGAACCAGGTCAGCACCCGCTGGTAGTCCTCGCGAATGCCCGCCGGCGCATCTGCCGATTCCGCCAAGTCGCCCAGCACCTCCAGGAAGAAGTGCCCGGACTCATGCAGGAAGGTCGACAGGTTGGCCTTCTCGAACAGGTTAATCCGCATCGTCCGGTCGTGGCCGATCTGGATCGATCCACGTGGAACCTCGCCTTTGCCTTGGAACAGTGGCAGGCCACCGAGTGCCGCGTCACGCAATGCCGCTTCGACCGTGGCGACCAGGGCGGACTTGAAGGTCGGCGATGCGCCCTGAAACAGCTCACGCGGTCGCGGAATGACCTGCTCGGGCCGGAACGCCACGTACTGCTTCGGGCCGCCGACATCGGAGAAGTCGAGCACGATGCCGTCGTGGCCTTGCGCCTCCAACGTCTTGCGCAGCGCCAGGGCTTCCTCCGGCGTGTCGAGCAGCGGCAACTCTTCGTTAGCGTCGTAGATTTTCGGATTGCGCAGGTCAAGATGATAATCACCGACCACGCCATAGCGCGCGGCGTCACCGGATGCGTCGGAAAACCAGACGCCTAACGCTGCAGATGGATGACCGGTCGCCGTGCCTGCCTGGCCGAAGGCTTCGACGGACGTGGTGCCGGCGCGGGAGCCGCGGTGGACAACGCCGGGGTTTCCGCTGGCGTCTCGGACGGTGGTTCCCGCCACCCAGCCAGCCGCGGGTACTCGGCCACCAACTGCTCCCAGGTTTTCGAGGGAGGCTGCGTCGAAACGTTGGCGTTCGGCTTGTACATTTGGGGTCACCTTAGACCCATCACGGGTCGATTGCAAGAACTCCGAACCGAGCCCGGCCTCGACAATTCGACGCAGCTCGGGACGGGACAGCAACTGCGGGTCGACGCCGTGGGCGATGGAATAATCGCGCAGGACGGCCTGCACCTGATCACGTCGGTCGGCGAACTCGGCGAGCGCGGGATCGACCAACACGGGCCCGGTGCCCTGCAGCGCGTCGGTCAGTTTGGCGAGGAACTCGTTGAGATCGGGCCGGCCGTATTCGTCCTTCGTCGTGAAATGGTGCGACCACGGCGAATCAGTGGACGCCAAATGCTCGCCCATCCGTTCGGCGGTCATGCCGGCCTTGTTGAACAGGCCGATGTGATTCTGCCCCCCCTGCGACCGGATATCGCCAGCCCCGACGGAGTCGGGAGTAATGCCGCCGGCCTGGATCACCGCATCGATCAGCGTCTGACTTTTTGGCGGGGGTGCCGTGTTTTCGAGGCCGCGCTGGAGGACATCGTCGATGTACGGGTCCAGCACCAGGTCGACGCCGGTGTTCTTCGACAGCAGCTGCGTGCCCGCCGTAGTGCGCTTTACCGTCAAACCGTAGCGTTGCCACAGCGACATCGCACTCTGGCCTGAGCGTTGGGACAGGGTCCGGAACACGGCCCCGTACAGAGCCGCGTAGCGCGATGCAGCCCCCGGCTCGATGCCCGCCGCCTGCAGCTGCCCCTGGACATCGTCGCGGATCGCCGACTCGTCCGCCTGCTGCTCGGTTGAGGCTTTCGCCCGGTCCGCCGCGCCGGCGCCGAACACGGCATCGATGAAATGCTGCGGCTCGAATTTCGCCAGTTCCGCCGGCGAGAGCTGGTCCGCGGCCAAGCGCGCGTGCTGCGCCATCGCCTCGCCCTGCTTGGAGCGGGACACGACCTGCAGGTACTGCGCGATCGGGATCGCGATATCCCCGCCCGTGGCCAGCGCCATCGGGTACGCCGCCGGGTCACCGGTCAGCTGCGTCGCCACCGTGGCCGGGTTGACCTGGTCGGTTTGGTAGAGCTCGCGGAACTGCGCCGCGTCGACGTAAACATGCGTCGGGCCGCCATTGTCGGCCAGGTGTTGCAGCGCCGCGGCCGTGGCTTCCGGCGAATGGTTCGCCATGTCCATATCGGCCACGATGCCCTGCAGGCCCGACAGTTGCGCGTGCCCATTGGCCGAACGCAGGATACGGTCCAGCTCCGCGCGCGCCCGTTCCCTATCCGCCACCGACGGGGGATGCGTACCGAGCACCGCTTCCGGTCCGCCCAGCAACCCGCCCACGACCGCCGCGTCCAGCGTCTGACCCGCCAGGTCGCCGACATCGATCGGCTTGCCGGTGATCAGCGCATCCGACACCGTTTGCCCGAATTGCGTCGCGGCTTCGCTGCCGGCCTCGCGACCAATCGTCGACAGCGCACGCCGACCGACCGTGCCGGCTTCGCCGAACACTTTGCCCAGCCCGAACTTCTCGCCCAGGATTTCAATCGCGCCCTGCGCGGTCGCCGTGTAATCGGCGATATCCGGGTCGTGCCCTTCATCGCGCGCCTGCTGGTACGCCTGCAGGTAGGTCGACACCCCCGCGGTTCCGGACGCCAGCCACGTGGCCGCCTTGGTGGACGCGCCCGCCTCGAGCGCCGCGCCGCCGGTCGCCAAGGCCGCCACCGAATCGAACGCCGACGTCGCCGCCATCTGCGTGTAGTACTCGGGATCGGTGCGGGTGAGCCCGGCCGCCAGTTCCTGCCGGCGTGCATTGATCTCGGCCTCGGCACCATCGGCGACGTTGCGCAGTTCCAGGAAGCCCTGCCAGAAGTCGGCCTGCCGCTGCGCGATATCCGCCAGCGTGGTGTGGCCTTGCGTGCGCAGCGTGTTGGCGACCTGCTGGTATTGCGCAATGCCATTCTTGAGGTTATTTTCACCGACGGCGCCGATGACCCGGTCCGCCGCCTTGTATTGCGTGTTGGCCGCAATCTCGGCGCCGCGGGTCGCAAACAACTCGCCCGCCCGATCCACCGCCGGCGTGTTGTAGTCACTCGGCGTGTCGTTGACCATCGCCTCGGCCTGGTTCGCCATCGCCGTCGCACTGGCCTGCAGGACATCGCCGCCCCAGCCCATGACCTTGTCGAGCAAGGACAGGTGCTCGATCGAGTTTTGTCCGAGCGTGACGTGGGCCGGATCGGCCGCGAGCCAGGAGGCAATGCGCGGATCCTGCGTCGCCAGATCATCGAGCCGGGCCGTGGTCGCGCGCCGGTTGGCGATGTCGGGATTACGTGCCGCGACATCGACCGGCACCGCTGCCGCCGGCGCGACCTTGCGCGCGGTCGCGTACTCGTCCGGCGTGAACTGCTCGGCGTGCACCAGGCCCGTGCCCAGCGCCCGCTGGGTGTCGTTGTTCCATTGCGACAGCACCGGGTCGTCATTCGCCGCGGTTTTCGCCAGCGGCGTCGCTTCCCAGCTGTCGAGGATCGGATCGGGTCCGCTCATTTGAACAGGCCCTGTGCGACGCCGTCCTTGTAGTAGCGCAGGACATTAGCCTCGGTGGGCGGATAGCCCCCGGCGGCCAGGCGCTGCGTGATGTCGGTCCGGAAGCGGGGCGGAATGTCGTCGATCGACTTCACCGCCAGCGCCGGCTTCGTGGTTTCGCTATCCCAGACCCAGCCCTTCTTGACGACCGGCACCGAGAAGGTCAGCGCATCGGCCTGCTTGGTGACCTCGGTGTAGGTCGGTTGCCGACCATTGGCGGACGCGAACTGGCTGACCCAGGTCCGCATGCTTTGATCGAACGCGATCGCCTGCGCACGCGGGCTGTCCGGCGCGTCGTTGCTGGACTTGATCGCATCGTCGGTCAGCTTGAGCTGCTGCACGCGGTATTGCGTGATCACCCGCGACACTTCCGCCTCGGAGGCTGCGACCGCCAGCTTCTTCTCGTCCTTGGACTGCAGGACGTTGATCTGCTGCTGCAGCTTGGCCCGATCCTCCGGCGCCAGGGTCAGCTTCGGATCGTAGGGATTGAGCGTGGCCAAGCCCGCTCGCGCCGCCGGACTCACCGCCGCGCGATCAATCACCTGCTGGAACGACGACAGCGTATCGAAGTCCGACACGATCGGCTGGCCGCCGGCGCGCTTGTTGAGGATTTCCTGCAGGTCGAGCAGCTGATTGTGCTGGGCCGCGAACGCGTACTGGTCCGGCGACAGCGCGCTGATCAGGTTGCCGCGCGGGTCCATCGTGTTGACCGCCGCGAAGATCGCCTGCTGCGCCTGGCGGTCGGCATCCTGCCGGTCCTGCTCCTGCACGCTATGGCGCTGGATGATCAGGCCGTCAATCTTCGACCGCATCTCCACGGGAAAGCCCTTGGTCGCGGCCAACTGGTCGGACAGCGAAGCATTCGGCCCCGGACCCGCCGTCACGGCGGTGTCGACCGGCGCACCGGCGCGCGCGCTGATCGTCTGCACATAGTTCCGGGTTTCCGACACCGGGATTTTCGCCACCCACTCGGCCGTCGTGATCTCGCCCTTGCGGGGATCGCCGTACTGCTTGAGCCAGGCAAAGACCCGGCCCGGACCGGCGTTGTACGCGGCCAGCGCCAACGGCGCCGAGCCGAAGGTGATCAGCTGCGCCTGCATGTAGCTCTTGCCCAGCAGGTCGTTGTAGGCCGCGGCCTTGGCTTCCATCACCGGGTCCGGGTTGGCCTTGCTCGGCTGGTAATTGAACAGCTCCGCATCCCACGGCACGCCCGCCATCTTGGCCGCCACCGGCCCGGTGTCCGGCATGACCTGGGCACCACCCACGGCCCCCTTCGGCGACACGACGAGCCGGCCATCCTTGTACTGGCCGGTCGGCGACTCCTGGTGCGTCTGCGCCGGCCACAGCTGGTCGAGCGTCAGGTGCGCGCCCGTGCTTTCGGCGGTGACGTTGCCCGACTGCACGCCGTCGACGAAGTCGTAGGCCGCCTTGGCTTCCAGGAGCGGCTTCATCTTCGCCATCAGGTCGCCGGCCGCGCTCGCCGAGATGTCCTCGGCGTTGGCATTGAAATACGCCATCGCCCGGTCGGTTTCGCCACGGGCCAGCAAGCCATTGATCGCGGTCGCGTGCACGCTCGACAGGAACGCGTCGGTCTGGGTATGTGTCACTTCCGGCGATTGCCCGGCCACCACCGCCTGCGCGTTGATCGTGCGCAGGCCATCGCGCACCAGCCGGGCCTGATCGTCCCAGCGGCCATCAAGCGCCGCCTGCGCCGCGCCCTCGGCGTTGTTGACCAGCGACGCCTTGAACTCGGCCGCGACGTACTGGTCGTTTTCATTGACCGCGTAATTGTTGACCCGGTTCAGCACCGACTCGCGCACGTTGTACGCATGCTCGGTGAACGCCTGGCGCGCACGTTCGGACTTCAGCGAGCCCGCCAGCTCCGACGACACCCGCTCGAAGTCCGGTGCCACCGCATCGGCCAGACCGCGCGCGTCCCGGCCCTTGCTGGCGTAGACGCCGGTCGGGTTATTCGGGTCGAACCAGCTGCGCTCCCAATCGCCGAGCTTGCGCTGGGCCTCGAGCACCGCCGCGGAATCGGCCTTGTCCTGCTCGACCTGGGCGAAATGCCCGAAGCCGGCGCCCAGATCGGCGATGCCGCGCTCCAGACCCGCGCTCGCGTTCGGATCCAGATGCGCGGTCAGGCGCACGCCCGGCAATGCGTCCGGCGCGACGCTCGGTCCCTCTACCCGCGTAACGGTCGCCATGCGTCAGTGTCCCGGTCCGTAACCTGCGGCACCCAATCCGGCACCGGTCCCCCACGTCGACCCGTAGCCGGTCCCGACGAAACTCGGCGCCGCGCCCCCGCCCAAAGGCGCTGGGCTGCTGCCGCCGAAACTGCCGAACGAGCCCGCCACCTTGCCGACCGTCGACAGGATCGTGCCGACCCGGTCCATGCGGCCCGCGTACTGGTTGAGCGTGTTCTGGGCGCCGATGTCATAGCCCTGCGTCCGAAAGCCCCAGGCCCGACGGGCAGCATTGGCCCGGATGCGTTGCTGGTCGATCTCGCCGAACATGGCGGTATCGCCGAGGATATCCAGCGCGGTGCCCGAGGCCGCGACGTTCTGGGCGGCAAAACCCACGGTCTGTGACGCCAGCTGCAGGCGCGTTCGTAGCCGCGCCTCGCCCGCTTCGATCTGCCCGAGCCGCTCGGCGTCGACCGCCTGCGCCTCGGCGACCTTCTGGTTCTGGTCCGCCAGCTTTTCCTGGTACTCGGACTGGTTCTTCGAACTGGTGTACGCGACCGCGCCGCCAATGACGGCGGTCGCGATCATGATGATAGGTACGACCAAAGGACCGCACATTAGCGTTCCCTCCAAAAGCGGCGAAACAACAACTGCTCGGCACCATACGGCGCGGGCGGTTCCAACGTGAAGCCGAGCCAGGCCAACCACCGCTGCGCGCAGACGTTGCGATTATCCACGTAGTTGACCAGCCTCGGGAAAATATCCTGCATCGCCTCCACCGCCGCGCGCGATACCCGCAGGAAGGGACGCTCGACGACCTGCAGGGTCGGCGTCGCCAGCATCCACGGCGAACCATCGCCGGTCAGCAACGAGTTAGGCGACGCCCCGAAGATGCACACCGGCTCCCCATTGACCAGGCCCGTCCAGGCCACGATCGCGCTCGACACGCCGCGCTGCAGGGCCTCGGCCGGTGCCGCATGGTGCGAGGCCCAGACCTCGGCGACATCGCGCGGACGCATGAACGCCGCCACGTAGTCGACGTGCTGCGGCATCACCGGAACGAGCTCGCAGTGCCGGCGCATCAGCCGGTCCCCGCGATGGCGACTTCCGGAATCAGCGACAGGATCGTCGCCGGCAACGGATCATCCTGCACGACCACGAACCGGCCATTGCGGTCCCACGTCGCCGAGGTATTGACGTCGAGGATGCCCGACAGCAGCGCGATCGGATCGGTGTAGTTCTCGAACTCGCGAATCTTGAAGTCGTCGAGCTGGTCCGCCGTCGGCCCCGACTTGAGGCCGCGGGTATCCTTGACCAGCAGCGCCGTCCGGGTGATCAGCTTCGACCGATCGCGCACGGTTTCCGCCCCGGCCAGGTTGATGTCCAAAGACTCAATCAGCGACTGGTAGGGCAGGCCGACCTGCACGACCGCCGCCGGCTGGTCGAGCGATATCTGCCACACGCCGCCGACCTGCACGACTTCCTTCTGCCCCTGCACTTCACCATCGGCCAGGACCGATACGGTCTTGTGCGCCAGATGATCGAGCCCGCCGACGGTGTCGCGCAGCAGTTCCCAACGGCTGAACGCCACGGACCGGAACGCCGCCGGCACATCGCCGATCGAATGCACCGACACGTGCGTCGAATCGGTGTAGCCGATGATCACCAGGCGCAAGGACGTTTCGCCGTGCACGATGTCGCCGTTGACGATGGTCGTCGTCGGAATGATCAGCCGCACCATGTCGCCGATGTCGCTCGCGCCGACCCAGCGCGCGACTGAGCCGGTCAAGGTCAGCGTATCGTTCTCGGTCCAGCCGGCCCCCGTCGACAGCGTCTGCGTCCCCGAGATCGCCCGGCCATTGAACGTCAGGCCCGAATCGACGAAGAAGGCGTCACGCGGATCAACCAGGTCACGCCGCGCCAGATACTCGACGCTGACCCGCTCCACGTTGTTGACCGTGCGCCGGACCGTGAAATACACCGCGTCCTGGTCGCCATCGGGCACGCAGCAGACCGACTCGAACGCGCCATCAGTGTGGTGCAGGGCAAAGCCAACCACTTCCTGCTCGCGGATATAGGCAATCGAGATCAGCGCGCCATCGCTGCGCACGATCCAGACCGTCGAATAGGGCGCCTTCTGGAAGGCCAGGTCGACCACCTGGAAACCCTCGAGCAGATGGTTGGCGTAGATGGTCAGGTCGTTGCCGGTGTACTTGTCCGCGGTGAAGGTGAAACCGATGTCGCGCACGACGTTCCCGCAGCCCTGCACGAAGATCGCGGTGTCGCCGACAATCTGCGCCGGCAGGCCCTCGTTGCCCCAATAGGTCTGCGGCTTGAACCCGGTCTTGCCCGGCGCCACGACCTCGTCGGCGCCGGTCGTGAGCTTCCACTCCATCGACGACGTCATGATGATCAGTTCGGACAGCGGCACCAGCTCGCGGATCGCGTTGACCGCGCGCGCGTTGATCGTCTGGGTGATGGCGTCGGTGTCCTCGATCGGCACATGCCGGCCGAAGTCGACGTAGCTGCCCGACTGCGACATCCACAGCGTCTGCGGTTGCCGGTAATTGTTGGCGTAGATCAGTCGGTCCGAGAAGAACTCCACCTCAGCGGGATAGCCAAAGCCCGGATTCCAGGCGCCGAACGCCCAGACGTCGGTCGCGTTGTAGGTCGCGCCCGCGGTTTCGGTGACGACGATCGCCGCGCCATTGGCCGGCGCCTCGTTGAAGGTGATGGTGTCGCCGACACGATCAATGATCCAGCCCTGGCTCATAGCTGCCTCCGGCCGCCGTGATCGCCGAAGCCGCCACCGATCGGGTCGGGCTGGACATAGTTGGGATCCGACGGAATGCCGACGCCGTCGATCGTGACCGCGTAGATGCCGTAGCCGGCGCCCGCGATCGCGAACGTCTTGGTCGAGCCGTCGCCGGTCAGGTTCCAGGTGTTCGCCGGCGAGCCGACGCCGCCCACGACCTGCTCGGGCAATCGCTTGGTGACGGTGCCGATCATGTGCGCGCCATCGGTGAACGTGGTCAGCTTCACGCAGCCGAAGCCGGTATCAAGGAACTCCCACTCGATGCCAACCGTCCAGATATGCGTGCCATCGGTGCGGGCATCACCGGGACCGTCCCAGGCGCGACCCGACTCATGCAGCGGTTCCAGCGGGCCGGTTTCGTGCCAGATCGGCGAAGCACCCGCCGGCACCGTCACCGCCCGATAGGTCTTGCCGTCCGATCGCCGCAGATCGCCGACCACGACGCTGCGATCGCCCACGACCCACGGCTTGACCTGCCCCAGGTTCTTGACCTCGAGGTAGAACAGGCCGCCGACCATGTCCGCGGTAAAGATGTTTTTCGACGCCGAGATCGTGACCGTGCCCTGCGTCCCGTTCGCTGCGACCTTGATCGCCTCGTCGTTGTTGAGATCGAGGAACGGACCCTCCTTGTTCTCGAACAGGCGGACCTCGAAGCTGTTGCTCGACAGGCGCCGCAATTCCCGGGGCGGCACATCCGGATGCACCAGATACAGCACGTCGGCGGATTGCGTGTAGCGGACCTTGGCGAGCTGCGCCGCCGTGTACGGCACCGTGACCTGCAGACCGGCATCGGCGACCCAATAGGTCGGCGAACTGGCCGGCGTGTGCCCGATATTGCCCGCCTGCAGGGAGCGGTAGACGATGCCCGCGGACGTGACATAGGCGTCGAGCGCGTAGGTCGTGCCCGCGGCATAGGCCGGCGCGGTCGGTGCGACCTCGGCCCCGGCGTAGAAGAAGCGGACGTAGCCATCGCCGAAGAACAGGACGTAGGACGTCGTCGCCGAGAAGGTGAACGGGACCAGGCGATTGTGGCTGATACCCGACCAGCCCTGCGCAAAGCGCAACCCGGGCCGGTTCTCGACACCGCCGTAGGGCCGGACCAGGAAGTTGCGGCAGCGACGCAGGGCCGACTGATACCGCGCGATGTCGACCCGCCCCCACAGGGACGGCGCCATTTCGCCCGCGGTCAGCGTCGCCTGCAGCAGTTTAGGTTTCAGCTGTCCCTGGGAGATCGGACCCGCCACGGATCACCCCCGCGCCCGAATGGCCGGCGCATCTGCGGCCGGGCCGTCGGTTTTCTGTTCGAACTGGCGACTGGCCGAATCGATGAACGCGGCCTGGTAGCGTTGCTGGCAGACCTGAAACCAGCGCGGATCGCCCGTCATCGGCATGGCGAGCTCCATGCCCAGGCGGTCGGCAATGCACGACACCAGCAGGGTGGAGTAGGCGGCCGTGTTGTCGACCCGCGAGACGTAGATGCCGTAAGCATCCGGCAGGCTCGACAGGACGATCGGCAACGTGCCATCGACCGACAGCGCGCGCCGGAAGGCATAGGCGGGTTTACGGGGCGCCGCCCACGGCCCGTCGCAGTTCTGGTAGTAGCCGGACACCGACGCCACCTCGCCGGACGGCACGACCTCGAGCATGGTCAGGCAGTCGGTAGGTGTCGCGTACTGGTACGACCAGCCCGGCAGCAGCGTCGCCGCCGGCAATTGCGCCAGGGCCTGCACGCGCACGGCAAACGGCCAGGGCACGCGCTCGAGCACTTCGTCGCGACACAGCGGATAGAAGCGCCGGCAGTTACGGGCTTCCTTGCTGTTCTCCGACAAGGCCAGGATCGTCCGATCGACGCCAATCCGACCCAGCGCGAAGTTGCAGATGTCGACATCGACGAAGGCGGTCATGCTAATCCTGGTATCCGATGAACCCGGTCGGCACCGTATTGCTCGGCGTGCTGCCGCCCACGTTGAGCGTCCCGGCATCGCCCGAGAAGTTCAGGCCGACGGCCAGGAACATATCGGTCGCCGTGATGATGCAGGTCGGCGACGTGTTGGCCGCCGGATCGCCGCCGCCAATCCAACCCGCGACGGACAATGCCTTGCACCAGATCCGGACCGTGCCGCCCGTCCAGAACATGCACATCATGTAGTGGTCACCCACGACATCGCCCTGCGGGCCGCCGCCGACGGTGGTGCCGCCGTTGTAGTAGACGTGCGTGGTCGGCGACTCGTCGAGCGCATAGCCGGCGCTGGGCGTGGTCGAGCCGGTGTAATTGGTCAGCGTGTCCGAGCCGCCGATCAGGCCGAGCATCTGGCCACCATTGCCGCCGTAAACGGTCGGGCTCCATTCCGCCCACCGCTTGCCGGAATTTTTCGAGAGCGTGACACGGTCGATGCGCCACGCCGGTGCCGCCGCCGCGTCGCGGGTCAGCGTCAGGTCGCCGTTCGACCGCGTGAGATTCGCAGCCGTGTCGGTCGTGCTGAGTGTGACCGGCACGACCGGTACGGCGCTCGCCGCCATACCTTGCAACAACGCCAGGGCGCTCATTAGCCGCCCGCCTTCATCACGTATTCCCAACGCGTGCCACCGTCGAAAGTGGTCGCGGTGAGGATCGTGTACGAGCCAAGGCCCGTCTGGATCGCGGTGTCGCTGCCGTCCATCGGCTTGAACGATGCCGGCAAGGTCAGTGTCTTGGCCGCACTGGCGTGCTGCAGGATGCGGATCGCGATGGTTTGCGCGAGGCCCGCGCCGGGCGCGTTCGACACCGCGAGCGTCGTGTTCTCGGTCATCGTATGCGTGAAGTAATCGCCGGCCTTCGCGTCGAGTGCGAGCGCACCGGCCGAACTGGTCAACGCGACCAGGCCCGACTGCGTACCTCGCGTTGTGGTCGTGCGGCCGGTCATGTTCAACGCGCCGTCGCCTGGATCGGCGACCAGCATCAGCGCGGCAGACGAGTCATTCGCCGGCGTACCCGAGTCGGCGTAGTCGTACTGCATGAACGCGTTGGAGTTGTTGTAGCCGCCGTAGATGACCTTGGTCACCGTGCCGACCTTCTCCGTGACGGTATAGCCGACGACGGCACCCGGCTCGCCCGTGTTCGGCGTGTAGAAATCGACCGTCACCTCGGTGTAGTCGCCGTTCGCCTTTTCCGAGCGGAACGTCGTGTTGCGCTCGAGGTAGCCCGAGTCGAACGTGCCGGAATTGTTGAACCAGTCGGAGCCCGTGTTCGTGACGGTGGCGTCGACCGTGCTGAAGGTTTTCTTGATGCCGAACGCGCCAATGTCGATGGTCGTGTCCGCGAGCAACGTGCCGCCCAGCTTCGCCGTCCCGCTCGAATTGGTCAGGCCGTTGTTGGCATCGGCGAGCGCGGCCGTGATATTCGACTGGATCTCGTCCCAATTCGCACCGACCGCCGCTTGCGTACCGGCGGCGCTGGTGGTCTTGCACAACGCCAGGTCGCCCGCTTCCATCGTGACGCCCGACGCCCCGCCGATCTTGCCGGCGACACTGACGACGTACAGGTCGCCCGACGTGGCGGCCGGGAAGTTCGGATTGGCCGAACAGTTGATCACGCCCTTGTAGCGCACCGCGCCGGCGACAGAGGCCGAACCGGTCACCAGTGCGCCAGTCTTGTCGACGACGAACAGCGGCACCCCGTTGATCTTGATCCGGATGAACCCGGAGCCGGACCCGGACGCCTTGTCGTCGATGTCGTAATCGATCAAAAAATGGTCTTGGCTTGCGTCGTTCCAGGTTTCCCGGCCCATGACACGTTTCCTTGCGGTAAGAGGGTGGGACGATTACTCGTCGGTGGCGTCGGTGTCCGGCAGGTCGTCGTCGAGATCGGCCTCGCTGTCGCGCAGGCGGTCCTCGACTTCCACGCCGTTCCACTCGTCCGACAGCTCGCGCAGGGCCGCCTTCTTGGCCGCCGGGTCGAGTTTCGGGTCAAGTCGGATATTGCGCACGGCCTGCTTGCGCTTCTTGGCCTCGTCGTTGATCGGCTTCAGCGCCGAACCGGGCTCGCCCAGGTACACGACGGTGTCGCCTTTCTTGCGGTAGACGTTGTCGAGGTAGCTGTCCTCGAGCAATTCATAGCGCGGGCCAGTCGGGATCATCTCGATCACCCGGCGGCTGCGCGTGGTTTCGGCGGGTTTGACCGCATCGGGCGCCTTCGCCAGCGGCGCACCGGTCGGGGATTTTTCAGCTTTGGTAGCCATCGGGAAAACCTCGTCAGGAGAAGGGGAACGGACCGGGCGCCCGAAGGCGCCCAGCCGTCACTGCTTGGATCAGATGCTCGCCGAGCCGGAAGCGTACGGCTTCCAGTTCTGCACTTCGCGGGTCAGGAAGGCGTTGAACTTGCCGGCCGTTGCCGAGGTGCTGACGTCATAACGCACGCCCAGATACCGCTCGTAGTTGCCGATCGGCAGCGGGATGAACAGCGTGTAGCCGGCCACCAGCGTGGCGACCGGAATCGCGCCGGTATTGATGTGCACCGTGGCCGAGGTGGCCAGGTCCGCGGTCGAGTCCGACTCCAAGGTGATCGTGACCGACACCGTGGTGGCGAAGGTTTCGGTGACCTGGATGCACAGGAACATCGCGGCCAACCCGCCCAGGTTCTGGACGGTGTTGGGGTTGGAGGTCATCGGCAGGGTGTCGATGACGTTGGAGGAAATCGCGTCGACGGTGACCGCCTGCGCGTCCGAGAACTGGTTTTGCTTGTCGAACAACATGGTCGTATCTCTCGGTAAGGAAGGGAACCGCGCTCGGGTTAGGAGCGCAGTGTCAGGCGGATTAAACGATGCGGGCTTCGGTCTTGAGCAACCGGTCGACCGCGCGCAGCGGCTTGCGGTCGAACATGGTCACGCGCCGACCACTGATCTCGCCGTCGGTGATCCAGACGTTCGACTTGTTGAGCATCTGCCGACGCAGGAACGAGCGCACGCGACGCGGGACGTACCACACCAGGCGGCTGTCGTCGTCGCTGTCGCCACCGATCAGTTCGGCGGCCTGGATCATCAGGTCCACCAGATCGGCGCCGGTCGCGGCGTTCTTGGTCAGGTCGGACGCATCGATGTTGCAGATGCGCACGATGTTGCGCCAGTCCTCGACCGCGATGCCGCCGTTCCACTCGAACCAGTCGCGGTACATCGGCAGCTCGCCGGTGCCATCGGGCGCCACGCATAGCTCTTCGCCGTAGTCACGATGGACCAGGCCAGCCTGCGAGCCCTTCGGGTAGATGCCCTGCACGCCGCCCGGGCCCCACTTGACGAGCCAGATGCTCATGTTGTCCGAGCCGGTACCGCTGGCATCGATGATCTGGCGGGAGTTTTCCGGCGAGCCCGAGCCGATGTCGGAATACCGCGGCGCCAGGCCGAGAAAGGACTCCGGCAGCGAATTGGTGTCGCCGTAGAACAGGGTCTGCATGAACTTCTGGTTCATCGCTTCCATGTGCCGCTTGTTCTTGCGCAGGCGATAAATGGCGGCGTTGCCGGAAATGTCGGCGAGCAGCTTGTCGACCTTGCCGAGGCTGGTCAGCGAACCCATGCCCTCGGTGACGTCGGTGGTGGTGCCCTTCGACGGCAGGATGCCGGCGTTGAGCTTGCGGTACACGGCTTCAGGCAGACCGGACTCGATCGCCAAGCGGTGACCCGCGGTGGAATTGGCCTCGATCCACGGAATGTCGTCGAGGGCCTCGTTGTTTTGGGACAGCATTTCCGCGATCGCCAACGGTTCGCCGTTGACGCCGAACTCCTTGGAGACTTCCAGGAGGGTCGGATAATTTGCGCCGAGGGTAGACATGATCGGTTCTCTCTAAAGGGAATGGGGTTTTAGGCTTTGTTGCGAGCCTGCTCGGCTTCGATACGCTTGGCCAACGCCTGCTCTTTATTGACAGGAGCCCCCGGCTGCTCGCGGCCCTTCCCGTGTACGAACCCGCCCTCTTTCATCGATTGTGCGATCCGATGAACGAAACGGATGATCGCCGGGTTGTTGCCCAAGCCATACGTGTCGAATGTCTCCTTGAGTTCCGCGTCGCCATACTCACCGACGACCGCCAAGGCATCTTTGATATTCGATTCGTAATTCCGGCCGCCCACCACGGGGTCGGCCTTCACCTGCTCTGCCCATTGCGCGATACGTTCGGCGTGCTGGTCCTGGAAGGTCTTGATCGTCTTTTGCACCAGCTTGCTGGCGGCATCGACGTATTTCTGAGCCTTCTCCTGCGACAAGTTGTCCGCTTTCGCGATCTCCTTGAAGTCAGTCGTCAGCTCCGGATCCAGCGTCAAGCCTTCGGGCATGACGAAATCCGCATAGACCTCCGGGGCCCCGGCATTGGCTTCGGCGGCTTTCGCCGCATCCGCTTCCGCCGCGATCTGCTCGGGAGTCTTGGCCGCCGCACCCTCAGTGCTAGCGCCCTCTTTCCCGGCCAGATCGGCCTGCTGTTCCGTACCGCTCGCTGCCGCCCCGTCGCTTCCGGAAGCCAGGCCCTCGGCCCCTTTCCCGTCCACGCTCGCAGGTGCAGCCACACTGCCCTGAGTGCCACTGGCGTCCACATTGGCGGTGGCGCCGGCTTGATCAGTTGCCATGTTCATTATCTACCTCGTCTTGAAGATCGGCGCGTCGCGCCCGGTCGGCGGCTTCGAGCCGCATGATGGTTTCCTTCTCCGGACAGCCGGCGCGAATCTCGCCCAGCAGCCAGAAGCCCACACTCTGCACGCCGACATCGCGTGCCAGATTCATCGCGTTGGCGGTGAACGGCACCACGGCCTCGGCGCCGGTACGTTCGAGCACGCGGTAGGCCAGCGCCCGTCCCAGCGGTTCCGACATCAACCACCGAACTTCGTCGAGCTCGGTGGTGCGCAGACCCTTCTCGCGTCGGGTCGCGGCTTCCACTTGCCGGCGGTCGTTGGCGTTGCTCATGTGCCAGGCAACCCAAGTGCGCCGGTCGGCATGGCACTGGCAATGTTCGACAGCACGCTACCGTCCTGCGGAACCGCGCCGGCGGCGTCCTTCGCGGCCCCGGCCAAGTCCTTCGCCACCGGCGCCATCTGCGCCAGTTGCATCAGCTTGGCCTGCTTGTCCTTGGCGTCGCGCGACTGCGCCACGACATCGTCCGAGACAATGACCCGGCTCGGAATGCCCTGCGAATCGGCGTACTCGTCGATCAGCTGGTCCCAATTGACCTTGTCGTCCAGACCCGCCTGCTGCGCGGCCAGCTTGGCCTGACCCATGCCGCCGACGAATTGCCCGAACGCGACCAGCGACGTCGTGCTGGTGGCCTTGGCCGCCTGCGCCAGGATCGACGTGTACTCGACCCGCAAGTCCTGGTCTTGGATATCCTTGGGCGGGGGTGGCAACAGCGCCACGCCGGCCAGCTTACCCTCCCAGATCGGCTTTGACTGCCGCTGCAGGATCGCGAAGGTGCGGTCGATCATCGGATCGAACAGCTCCTCGTTGAGTCGTTCCAGCACCGGACCCAGCACCAGCATCTTCTCCTGGTGCCGTTCCTCGACCTCGCGGGCGGTGATGCCCGAGCGGGTGTCGTTCGCCAGCATGAGGAACAAGTCCTCGTAGCAAGCCGACCGGATGCGGGTCATCAGCTCGCGGATATCCTCGGCGGCGTATTGGTACGCCTGCGGCGAGGTTTCCACGATCGGGCGAATGGTCGCGCCACCGGTGAGCGACGGGTTGGTGTAGGTCACATCGCCCGAAAGCAGCGACAGACGCTTGCCGCGCAACTCCACGCCGGCCTCGAGCGGGGGCGCCGTGTGCTTGTCGAGCACATCCTCCTTGCGCCGTTCCAAGAACTGCAGCTGCTTGACGTCGCCCAGGATATCGTGGCCGATGCCCGTGCCCCACAAGTCGTCGCCGGTCACGTCCCAGCGCGGGACATACAGCGCCCGCTCCTGGTAGCCCGAGCGCATCAGCGGGCCGGGCTTGTCGCTGGACTTCTCCCAATACTGCTCAAGGATCGGCATCTTCACGTAGCCGAAGCCGCGCGTGTTCTGCTCGAGGTTGGGCTGGATCATGTGCACGCACGTGACCTCGGCCTCGAGCTTGCCCTGCCGCCAGCTGTTGAGCGCGGAATTGGACAGGTTGTCGGTGCCGAAGCGCGCGGCCAATTGCCGGACCGTGGCGGTGTACTCGCGGGCGAAGGTATCGACGACCAGGCGGTCGTCCTGGGCAATGGCAAACGAACCGATCGTGAACGGGTAGAACCGGAAGATCGACTGCGCGTCCTCGATCTGCAGCAGGGCCGTGGTGCCGAACGGGCCGAGCTCGCCATAGACCGACGGCAGCACGTTGTAGAGGTTGGAGTGGGCAAACGACGTGCGCATGACCCGCGCGACATCGTCCAGCCAGGCCCGGACCGGGGTGAACTCCGACAGGTCCGGATCATGCGTCATCAGCTTGAACCACGGCCGGCCCGGTGACGTCAGGCCCGCCATCAGGCCCGACGACAGAATTTTCATCGACCGGCCGGCGGTGTTGTTGATCACCTTCAGGCCCTTGCGCTGACCGCGCTGGCCTTGGGTTTCCGACTGGAAGCGTCCCCGGTAGGGAGCAATGTGCTGCTGGATATCGCGCAGCACCGGCTCTGGCGCCTGCTTGGCCTTGTTGATCTCGGCCAGCCGCGCGAGCATCCGCGCGCGTTCGGTTTCCGGCCGGATCGGCGTGATCGAATCGGGCGGGGCTGTTTTGAGGACCGCGGCCATCAGGATCCGAGCAGCGACTTGGTCGGCGTGGTCGGCGGCTCGGTGCCGCCACTCGCCCCGCCCAGGGAACCGGCGAGGATCGTCGCGTTCAGGCCGTACTTGCTGGCCTGGCGACGACGTTCACGGTTACGGGTATCGAGGGCCGCTTGATCGATGATCTGCGGGGAAATCACCGTCGGCATGGTCGGTGCCGGCGGGAGCTTGGGTTTACTCATACAGATGACGGCATCCCCCCTGCAGGTTTGCGCGAGGCTATCCGCACATCTGGGGTCATTGCAACCCCGCCACACAACGTGTAGTGTTTCGTTGCGGCCCGTCGTTCTCCCCAGACTGACAGCCGCGCGTCGCGATCAGGCACTCCCCTGCCTACGCGCATCACGATACCGGCATGGTTCCGGTATCCCGTCGGACAGCGAGGACGGTGCCCGAAGGCAGAAGCCCGCACATCAGCGCGAGTAGCGGTCCTCGTCCGAACGCTCAACGACTGCACGCAAGAACGTGCTGCCATCCAATTGCGACTGCAACTGCTGGCGTTCCAGCGTCCATGCCGCCTGCACCGGCTGGGCATAGGTCAGCATCGCCGCGTCGGTGAAGTCCGGCGAGCGCCCGATCTCGGCGCGAATCTGCTCCTTGTCCGCCAGGATGATCTTGTCGCCCTTGAAGGTGTAAGTCAGCGCGACCAGCTCGCCGCGCATTTCTGGAATGTCGGGTAGCGCCGTGCCGGACTTGATCGCCTCGGCCAGCGCCCACGCCATCTCCGCGCGCTTGTTGAAGAAGCGCCCGTCCGCGGCTTGCGTGGCGAAGCCGATCCCGATCGGGTTACGCCCGAGCGCCACCAACTGGTCGATCCAGCCCGCCCCGTAGCCGCCGGTGTTGTCGACGAAGCAGGCATCAGCCTCCCAATCGCTCCACTTGCGCGCGACCTGGCCGGCACCCTGCAGGCTGTCGACGTTGCGTAACTGCTTCGGTTCCAGGAAGGCAATGCCCTGCCGGGGAAAGATGACCGACGAGTCCGAGCCGTACCGCGCCACGTCCACGCCCAGCACCTTCGCCGCCTTGATGTACTGCGCCAGCGGGATATGCCGGCCCATTGCCGCCGACACGTCGTCCGGACCGAGCAAGGCATTGAAGGAGAACGGCGGGAACTTCCCGAGCACGTTCACCATCACCCACGGGTTATCGCGCCCGTCCTTCGCAATCATCTGCCGTGCCCACTCGATCGACACGCGCGGCGTGCGCAACGGATCGTCTGGATCGCCGGTGATTTCACGCAGGCGCCACAGCCCGGCATCGCGGGTCGAGGCCCGGTACAGCGGACCGGACAGATGGGTCGGGTTGCCGGCCATTGCCATCTTCGTGACGATGCCGGTCGCTAGGGCCGCCTCGGCCGCCGACACCACGCCATCCGGAATGCCGCCCGCCTCGTCGATCAGGTACAGCAGGTAGTCGGCATGGAAGCCGGCCAGCGCGTTAGCTTGCTGCTCCTTGTTCGCGGTCTGCGACCAGGTGCGCGCCGACATGAACCAGGTGTCCTTGTGTTCCCGGCAGTAGATGCGCTCGGAGTTGACGGCAAAGATGTCCTGCAGCAACGGCGACCGCTGGTACCACTTCGCCATCTCCTTCCACAGGCCATCCTTGAGGTTATCCCCGGAGATCGAGATCGCCGCGCAGTTTGGAAACGGGTAGCACAGCAGGAAGTTCCAGCCCATCCACGACAGCAGCGTCGACTTGCCCGGCCCCTTGCATGCCTTGGCCGCGTACCGCTGGGTATGCGGGAAGGCGTCCAAGTCCTCGTCCTGCCACGGGTCCGGCGTCGCGCCGAACAGTTCCCGCACCATCACCTGGGGCTTTTCCCGCCACAGTTTCAGCTTGTCGCCGGCGACCTTGTCCGTGTCCGGCACGTCGTCGATCATTGCCGCGTTGCCGGTTTATCCGGTTCCACGTAAGCGTCTGGCGGGGGCGGCGTCGACGACAGGCCCGACAAGGCAATCAGCTCGGCCAGGCCCTTGCGGGTTTCCGGATCATCGAGCACGTGCTTTTCGCGCCAGCCGGCCTGGGCTTTGAGGTAGAAGATCGCCGCGCCCAGGTCTTTCCCGGTCGTCGCCCGCTGGAACAGCGTCTTAGCAACTTCGAACACGGCCTTGGCCTTGCCCTTGTCCAGCACGTTGCCGATCACCGGGTCGTCCCGGTAGTGGACATAGAGCGTTTTCTTGCTGACGCCCACCAGCAGACAGATCATGTCCTGCGGCAAGCCCAGGCCCGCGGCTGTTTCGACCAGAGAGATCGAGGCCGGTGTCGGTACATGCGGCTCCTGCGCCACGGTCAGTCTCCGAACGTCTCGTCCGAGCCCGCCCGCACGGCGGACCGGCCGGACAAGGCTTGCCAGCGCCGGATGATGACATCGGCGTAGTGCGGGTCCAGTTCCATCAGCCGCGCGGACATATTCAGGCGCTCGGCCGCGACCAGCGTCGAGCCGGCGCCGCCGAACGGGTCCACCACGATGTCGCCGGCGCGCGAGCTGTTGATCAGCATCCGCTCGACCAGCTCCACCGGTTTCATCGTCGGATGCTCGGTGCTGCGCTTGGGCCGGGGCTCTTCGAGCAACGACGGCACCAGCTGCTCGACTGTGGCCAGCGCATCGACGATGAACATCTGGTTCCCGATCGTCACCTGCCAGCGGCCATCCGGCAGCGCGGTGAACGGGGAGCCGGCGCCGAGCTCGGTGATGGTCGTGTTCTTGCGACCGCCATGCCAGCGATGCTTTGCGCCCGGCTTCCAGCCATACAGGATCGGTTCGTGGATCCACTGGTAGTCCGAACGCCCCAACACCAGCGCGTCCTTCTTCCAGATCAGGCAGCCCGAGAGCTTGAAGCCCGCGGCCCCGAATGCCGTCCGCACGCCCAGCCCTTCGGTGTCGGCATGGCAGACATAGCAGGCCCCGCCCGCCTTGAGCACATGGTAGATGCCCACGAAAGCTAGGCGCAGGAACTCGACGAAGTCCGACGCCGACATCTTGTCGTTCTGGATTTTGCCGGCCGCCGACTCGTAGTCGACGTTGTAGGGCAGATCGGTCCAGCAGATGTCCGCCCGTTCCTTGCCCATCAGCAAGTCCCATGCCGGCTGCTCCCGGCAGTCGCCAACCACGACGCGGTGCGGCCCCAGCACCCAGCAGTCCCCCAGCTGCGAACGGGACACCGGACGCAAGGACGGGCAGTCGTTTGGATCGCCGCCACCGCTCGACACCGTGTACAGGTCGGCCAGTTCCTCCGGCGACCAGCCCAGAATCTCCAGGTCGAAGCCTTCCACCTCCAGCGCCGACAGTTCAAAGCGCAGCTTGTCGTTGTCCCAGCCGGCATTCATCGCCAGCTTGTTGTCGGCCAGGATCAACGCCCGCCGCTGGGTTTCCGTCATGGGCGGCAGGGTGAGCGTGGGCACGGTGGGCATCTTGAGCAGCTTGGCCGCGAGCAAGCGTCCGTGCCCAGCAATGACATGCCCGGACGGATCGATGAGCACCGGATTGGTGAAGCCGAACTCGCAGATGGACGTCGCAATCTGCTCGACCTGCGCCTCGGAATGGGTACGTGCATTGCCCGGATACGGGGTCAAGGCGTCGACCGGCGAGCTTTTGTATACGTGGAGCATTGAACCGTCAGCGGGGGGCATGGCGACACTCAAAGGAAAGGATTAACCGCCGCCGCCCAGGAACGTGTTGAACGGCTTGGCGCCGGCATTGAGCCCGAGGTTGGTCCCCTGCTGGGCGGCTTGCACGCCCATCGCCGCGCCCTTGCGGGTCATGTCCAGGCTGGCCTGCGTGGCCTTGGTACCCGCATCCTGGCCCCACTTGGTCGCCTTGACCGCGAGCTGGGTCGTGGCCTTCATGTTCTTCAGCGGGTTGGGGTTGAAGAAACCACTGGGTAGGCACATGGCGAACAGTCCCCCGGCGAGCGATGGCTCGCACACTACACCCGCAAGGGTCAGGAGGACAAGGGCAGTGGTTTGATCTTGCGTACCGACTTCATCGACTTGGAAAAGCGGTACGCGCCCGCCTCGGTGAGCACGATCAGTCGGCCCTCGTAGATGGTCATGGCGAGCACTGGCGTGCGGAAGCGGTGCAGCAGCTTGGCGCCGGGCAGTTTATGGGCGGTCACTTCAACCCCAGCCCGTCCAGATGCCGGAGCTCCACGACGCTGCAGCGGTAGTCCCGCGCTGTTTTTAGCAGTTCCACTAACGAGTGGTCGATCGTATCAATGCGGATCGCCGCGGCCAGCACCGCGAGCTCGAGCGCATCCCGCCGAGTGATCAGCAGGCGCTCGCAGATCAGGTCCAGGGCTTCGTTCGTGGTCCAGCACAGCGCGAAGCTGCTCTGACGGCCGCCACGTTCAGCCAGGCGCTTACGATTGCGCTGCTGTTTGGTCGGCACGATGCAGCGAGGTTGCAAAGGCATCAATCCTCCTTCGGCAGCAGGCGCCGACGCTTGAGCGCCTTGGCCTTCTGCGTGACCCGGCCGTGGCTGATATGCCACGACGCACAATGCGGGCAGCGGTAAATCTGCTGCAGCCCTTTGTCCGATACCTTGCGCAGTTCGCGCTTCGCGGCTTCGGCCGATGCGTGCCGGTGCTTGCCGGACTCGGGGCACTTACCCGACGTGGGCATCGTCTACACCTTTCCACAAATACTCTACGCGACCGTATGGACCAAGCACCTGCAGGCTGGTCCTGCGCAGCTTCCCGGTCTTGGTCAGATCCGACATCGTCCGGCGCACCGAGGTCAGCAGCCACGACAGGCCCGCGGTTTCGCCCTTCTTCCAGACCTGGCTGGGCGAGAACATCGCGCCGGGTTTCGTGGCGAAGATGTAGAGCACCGCATCGGCTTGCCGGCGCGCGGCGTCCTTGGCGAGAGCCAGGTCCATCCCCGCAAGGTGCGTGGTGTTGTAAAATTCCGCTTGCACCGACACGCAGTGCGGCTCAACGACGACCCGACGCAAGCCCACCCCGTATTTCGACAGGTCGACGGGCTTGTTGAACAGATCAGTCTGCTCGCTCATGGCACCAACAACCCGGCCGGCAGGCCAAAGGTCGCCCCCAAGGCATAGCCCAAGAGCAGGCCACCGATCCACGCGCTGATCCACAGCCAACGCCGGAAGGCTTCCAGGCGCTCGAACTCGCGCACACTGCGCGGCTTGACGAGCGGGTGGGGCCTCTGTTCCTGCGCGCCGGTGACGTGAAATCCCGAGGACGGGTCGCGCTTGAACGGCAGGGTGGTCGGCACCACCGGCGGCTGATCACGTAGCTTGGACATGGGTAGTCTCCTTCAGGCCATAGACGCGCGCTTTGAGGGCCGCGTACTGCCGGCGCACCATCGGCGCGAAGAACGAAGAATCACGGAAACGCACGATCGCCAGGCGGTCAGCCTTGAGCCGCAGGATCGGATCGGCGGGACGGAAGTAGTGGCGGCCATCGCCCAGGCACGCCGGGCACGGGTCGTCGTGGTAATCCTGCGGGTCGAACTGGTGCACGCCCGGCACGACGCCGGCGCCTTGGCAGGTGCGGCAGGTGTCGTAAGAGCGGCACATCAGTGCACGCTCCACACGTAGAACGCGACCCAGCCGATCGCCACGCTTCCGATCACGCGCCAGTCGAAGGCGTCGATGCGGGAGCGGGTCATGGCTGACAGTTCGCGAGAAGTTCGACTAGGTCGTTGGCTTCTTGTTGCCACGCCGCCGAGTACGCCGAGTACGCCGCCGAGTACGCCGAGTACGCCGCCGAGTACGCCGCCGAGTGCGCCGCCGAGTCCGCCGAGTACGCCGCCGAGTCCGCCGAGTACGCCGCCGAGTCCGCCGAGTACGCCGCCGAGTACGCCGCCGAGTACGCCGAGTACGCCGCCGAGTACGCCGCCGAGTGCGCCGAGTACGCCGCCGAGTACGCCGAGTACGCCGCCGAGTACGCCGAGTCCGCCGAAACAGCGCAAACCGTTCCGCCCGCGTCGGCTTCATGACATTTCCGCACCTGCTCAATGGCAGCAACAACTTGTTCGATGACCGCGTCAATCTCGGCCCCGTGTTTCCCGAGGCTGGTCCGCTGCAAAGCAATCAGCCGATCCATGCGCCGAATCGCCAGCTTGTGGCGGACGATCTCGACATCGACGCCCACCGGAACAGCCTGCAGGAACCGCTCAGGCCAAGCTTTCGCCTCACCGTTGCTTAGGTGTTCGAAGATCGAATCTTCCAGGCGTGCCAACCAGACCGGCAGACCGAGTTCAACCGGATACCGCTCATGATCGTAGTTCTCGAGCGTGCATCCGATCGCACAGCCCTTACCGTTCTCCCAGCCGGTTCCTTGGATGATGTTATCGGCTAGTGCGTGCGCGTGAACCCGAGACACATAGCGCGCCTTGACGGCCGGGTCGTTGTGGAAACTGAGCATACGGTTCTCCTGATTGGTTGGGGTCTTTGCGGCCCCTACATTACGCCTTAGAATGGCCGTGTCAAGTCCTAAAACATCTCGAACGCCCAGCCCCCACCGTCGCGCTTGTTTGCCTTCGTCACCGCAATGAACTCGAGCGGGAACAGCGCAGCCGCAATTTTGATCTTGGCGCGTGCGTCGTCGAGCCAGAAGCCCTTAACCTCGTGGCATTGCAGCCGTCCAGACACCAGCATCACCGCGAAGTCCGGGGTGTAGAACGTGTTGTCCGCGAGCCGTAGCTTGATGCCTTCGAACGCGAACCACATCACTTCCCCGGCCTGGCGACGACTCTCCAGGTATTCGGAATAGGTCGCCTCGGTTTGATTCATCGCCCCGGTTTTCAGCCGACCGAGCGCGCGCAAGGATGTCATCGGACTGCGGGTGAAGGACAGCGGCTTGTGCTTCATCGGATCCCCTTATACGTGAGCTTGAACCAGCCAGGAACCGAACCGCGCGCGTGCATTTCCTGATGGATAGCTCGCGTGCACTCCAGCAGCCAGCGCCGAATCTTGGCCCGATACCAGCTGCGCGACACCGCGGTAGTTTTCATGGCTGAATACCCAATTCTTTCAGTTGCGCATTCATCGCCGCGAGCGCGTCCTTTTTTCGTTCGGCTTCAACGGCTGGATCCAGACGCGGCGACGGACCGTCCGTGTTGCGCGCCGGCTCGGGTGGTCGCCCAGGTGTCGCCGGACTCATGGCGCGCGCCGGATCGGCAAGTTCCCGCCGGGCAATCCGGATCGGGTAGGTCGCCTTCTTGCCCACACAATCCGGCAGGGCCGCGCACTGCAGGACATGCTCGATCGTGCCGCCCTCCCGCACGTACTCGACCAGGTCGGGGTTCAGGGCCGTGCAGGCGAAGCCAGCGCGGGTCAGCGCGATGGCAAAGCCAGCTGCCGGGTTGGGCGTGGTCACCGGTGTGGCATGGCCTTCGAACTGCCCTACACGATCCGAGGCAGTCGCCGGAGGCGGGTCTGGTATGGAAGGTTGGGTAAAAGACTGGTTACTGGTGTCTGGTGCTTGGGGACGGGCGCGCGGTGCATTGCCTTCGCTATGCGTTCGCATTGCGTCTGCATTGCCTTCGCTATTATCCCAGCGTGCGTTCGCACTGCGCCGAGCCTTCGCTTGCTTATCCTTGAAGCGGGTGATTTCCTCGTCACAACGGTCGTTGTGCCAGCCGTCGACACCTTCGATGAAGAACTCCGACAGGATCAGCGCAACCGTATCGCGCTCGGCTTTCGACACCGCCCGGATCAGCCGGCAAATCTGTTTCACGTCCAGCGGCAAGGGCGCCTGGGTGCGGTAATAGACCCGCATCAGCCGGTTATAGACACCGTCCTCGAGAATCGACAGGTGCGCGGTCGCGCTTTCGTAATCGCCAATATGGAGCTCGAAATAATTCACGGCGAACCCCCAAAGCCCAACCCCCGCCCGCAAGTTGACAGTGCCCAGGCTCCCGGAGGAAGGCGCTTGCGAGAAGGGGTTGGGGTTTGAAAACTCATCGGGTCAGCCTTGGTTGAATCCGCCCTGTCACAAGCGGTGTCTTTCGACAGCCCGACATTACGCCGGGGGAAAACGGACTGCAAGGATTATTTCGGATCAGCGTCGAGCAGGGCAAACACGCAGGCGCCGCACACCACTAGAACAGCCGCCACGGCCACCGCCATCAGCAGCCGTCCGGTCAGCAGGTAGTGCCAGACGCCCCAGATCAGGAAGGTCACCGGCACCAGCACGGCGGTCCAGAACACGACGGCCAGGACGCGCAGCGCCAGGGCGGGATGATCATGCGCCAGCTGAATCAGGTTCATGCGTCCACTTCCTCGGCCAAAGCCCGGAGCACCGGGATATAGCGCAGCTCGGCGCGCTCGAGCGCCACCGCCAGCCGGTCGACGGGGGTCAGGTCGTCCTCGAACATCTCGACGTCCGCGTCCCAGCCGCCGACGACCGTGCGCCGGACACCCTCAAGGAGGTCCGGATCCGGAACGAACAGCGGGACGACGACAGCGACCATACACTCCTCATTGCTGACCCGCGACGGTAAAGGACGACTCGGTGATTTCCTTGTTCCGGGGACCGATGTTCTTGACCAGAGACTTCACGCACGCCAGGCTCGCCGGTCGGAGTCCAATCGCCACCTTAAACAGGTGCTCGACCGAGAACCCCGTCGCCCGATGCAGCCGCAGCAGCTCCGGATTCTTGCGCGAGATCGACCCGGCCGAGGCCAGGTGTTCGTGGAATTTGCTGCGTGGCGCTGCCATGCGGCCCGCTCCGGTGGATAACTTGGCGCGAGCCTACACCCGCGCCCAAGGTTCTGCAAGACCCTAGAAATTGATTGACAACGCCGACAGAAGGCCGATAATCGGGGTCACCACGTACCTCAAGGAACCGCATGAAAACCCTCGCCAACCAGTGGGCCTACTACGCCGACAAGGTCATCCCGACCACCGCCGGTGCCGCCCAGCGCAGCGCGATGCGGCAAGCGTTCTATGCCGGCGCCGCTGCCGCCTTTCAGCGTTACCTCGAGGCCGGCGACGATTCGATCAGCGACGGGCAGGCCAAGGACATGATGGACAACCTGCGCGAGGAACTGCTGGCCTACGCCCAATCCCAACAACCCAAACCCCACTGAAGGACCGCTCATGGCTAAGAAGAAGCCCGACCCACAACCCGCGCCCGATGTGCTGCCGCCGATCACCACCGAGATCGCCGAGTACAGCCCGACCGCCGCCGCCCTCACCGAGATGCGCGCCCGCGTCGCCGGTCACACCTTCGACTGCACCACCACGGCCGGCGATACCGAGGCCCGCCAGTCCCGGCTGGTCTGCGTTCGCCTGCGCACCGCGCTCGACGCCAAGCGCAAGGAGATCAAGGCCCCGGCGCTAGAGCGGTGCCGCCTGATCGACGTCGAGGCCAAGCGCATCGAGGACGAAATCCTCAAGATCGAGAACCCGATCGATGCCGTCATCCGCGCCGAGGAAGCCCGACGCGAGGCCATCCGCAAGGAACGGGAAGCCAAGGAAGCCGCGATCCTCAAGGCCCGTGATGCGGCCCTGGCGTCCATCGTCACCCTGCCGCTGACCCTGCTATCGGCCACCAGCGCCGACCTGGACGCCGCGATCAACGCCCTGCAACAGACACCGATCGCCTGCGACCCGCCGTCGCCGGACTTCGAAGCCCGCCTGCAAGCGGCCAAGCGCGACACCCTCGGCCAACTGATGGCGATGCGCCAGCGCGCCGAACAAGCCGAAGTCGAGGTCAAGAAACTGGCCGAGGAACGCGCCGAGAACGAGCGCATCCGCAACGAGGCCGCCGAGCGGGCTCGCCAGATTCAGGCCGCGCACGATGCCGAGCTCAAGGAAGCCCAGGAGCGGGCGGCCGAAGAACGCCGGCAGGCTGAGGAAGCGGCCAAAGCCCAGCGCGAAGCCGACGCCGCCCAACAAGCCGCGCTCGACGACATCCGCCAGATACCGATCGCCTGCATCGGCAAGACCAGCGCCGAGCTCGCCGCGGCCCTGACCGAACTGTCGGCCCTCGACGACACCTTCCCCGGCGTGCCCGCCGCGTGGCGCGATCGTTTCGTGGAAGCCAACACCGTCATGCTCGCCAAGCTGATGCAGATGCACGACGCTGCGCTGGCGAAGGAAGCCAACGAACGCGCTGCCGCAGAAGAACGCAAGGACCTGCAGGAAGCCCAAGCCCGCCAAGCCGAAGCCGACGCACAGGCCGCCCGCGAAGCTGCGGAACGCGAGAAGGTCGTCGCCGAACAAAAACGCAAGGCCCAGGAAAAGGCCGACGCCGACGCGATCGCCAACACCGACCTGCAAACCGCCGCCGCCGAAGCCATCAAACTGCTGACCGTCGCCGGGTTTGGCGAGCACCTGACCACGCGCAAGCTGCAGGCAGCTCTGGAACGGTTCAACGTCGACCAGCCGCCGGTCGTCACGCCTAGGCGCGCGAAGGTGACGCCATGAGTTACGACAACCGCATCCTCTACGACGAGCCACCGTCGGTGTATTTCCAGCGCGAGCTCGACGTCGCCAGCAACAGCGGCCTCAAGATCATCGGTGAGCAGTCGCCGGCCCATTACCACTGGTGGTGCACGCACCCCGAGGACGACGAATCCACCGCCGCCTTGGACTTCGGCCACGCCTTCCACATGGCGACGCTTGAGCCGGCCAAGTTCGCAGCCACCTACTGCGTGCTGCCCAGCGATGCACCGGCCCGCCCGACCCAAGCGATGATCAATGCCAAGAAGCCCAGCCCGGAATCCTTGGCGCGCGTCGACTGGTGGTTCCGCTGGACCAGCGACCACGCCGGCATGCAGTGCCTGTCGGACAAGGACATGCAGCAGATCACCGGCATGGCGACCGCGATGCGCAACCACGTCCTGCAAATTCCCGACAGCGACGGCAAGCTGATTCGAATCCAGGGCGGTGAGTTGTTCGACCTGTGCCAGCGCGAAGTGACGCTGCGCTGGACCGATCCCCGTACCGGCATCCGCTGCAAGGCCCGGACTGATCTGCATTGCAACGAACTGGCGTTCGGCGGTGACCTGAAATCCGCGATCGACGCCAGCCCGGACGGTTTCGCGCGTGCCGTACACCGCTACCGGTACCACCAGCAACACGTCCACTACACCGACGGCGCCCAGGCCACCGGCACGGCGTGGACGAACTTTCTGTTCTTCGCCTGCGAGAAGGTCAAGCCCTACGTGCCCGCGGTGTACTACGTCCCGGCCATCGCCGAGGAACGTGGCCGGTTCCTGCGCGACAAGGCGCTCGACCGGCTCAAGCGCAGCCTCGACACCGGCACCTGGCCGGGCTACACCGACACGATCACGGAGCTCGTACTGCCGGCTTTTGCGTACTACGACGCCGACGACGCCAACGCTTGACGGCACCCTGAAACGGGTGCATTGTGACCCCACTTATTGAGCGGAGAGATTCATGCAAACCTACGACAACGACACCCAGGAACCCGTCGAAGCCACGGCCGTCAACGCCGAAATGCTGCCCGCGCTCATGCGCGCCGAGATCGACATCCAGATCGCCACCGCCCGCGCCTTCCCCCGCTCCGTCGCCAAGTTCATCAAGGAGGCCCGCGAGCTGGTCACGATCGACGAGGACATGGCCGAAGCCTGCATCTACTCGCTGCCGCGCGGCAAGGAAAACGGCAAGCCGAAGTTTGTCACCGGCCCGAGCGTGCGCTTTGCCGAGATCATTCAACAGACCTTCGGCAACAACCGCGCCGGCGCCCGGATCATCGCCACCGACAAGGACACCATCACCGCGCAAGGCGTGTACCACGACCTCGAGAAGAACACCCAGGTCACCAAGGAAGCCAGCCGTCGGATCATAGACAAGTACGGCAAACGCTACAACGCCGACATGATCATGGTCACCGGCAACGCGGCCATTTCCATCGCCCACCGCAACGCCGTGCTCGCCGGCGTGCCGCAAGCCTTCTGGGCGCCAGTGTACGAGGCCGCGAAGATGTGCGCGGTCGGCGACGTCACCACCCTGAGCGTCCGTCGCGCCAACGCCATCGCCTGGTTCGGCAAGGCCGGCATCACCCCGGAGGCATTGTTTGCCAAACTGGGGGTCGAGGGCATCGAGGACATCGGCATCGAGCAACTGGAAACGCTGGTCGGCATCAAGACCGCGATCCGCCGCGGTGACTACACCGTGGACTCCGCCTTTGCCGAGCCGGCGCCGGATAGCAAGGCCAGTGTCAGCGACCTGGCCGCGCGTGTGGCCGCCGCGACCGGCAAGAAGGCCGAGAAGCCGGCGAGCAAGGAACCGCAGAAAGACCCGGACACGGGCGAAATCCTGCCGGCCGACCTGCAGTAATGGCCACCAAGCCCAAAAACCTAACGGACGCCGAGCGGCATGCGGCTAGACTGCGCGCCAAACGCGCCAGCCCCTGGTCACGCGAGCCGCACTGCACCGGCATCAAAGCCCAGGCCGCGTTCAAGAAACTAGCGAGGAAGTCATGATCGCCATCCGCCTCTTTCACCCGCAAGACCCGTCGCTGGAAAAGCTGCTCAGTGACAACAGAGCGAGATACATAGAGCAATCGAAGCAAACGAAATGCGGCCAAGTCGCCCCGCTGCCGCCGATGAAGAACGCGCGGCTATTTGTCCGACTGGTGCGCCAGCCGTTGCTACTTACTTGGGAGCGAAAATAATGGTTAGCTCGGCCAAACGAATT